ATTGAGATAAACGATGGCGAATTAATCCATATTTGGGAGGGATCAGGGGCGCAGATAATGGTATCAAAAGAAGAAACAAAAACCCTTACCTCCTTTACCTCAGTAGACGATGCAATCAGCGCATTGTATTTAGCTGGGCACAAAACAGCCGCGAGAAAGCTACACGCCACAAATAAGGAGGCTAAAACATGTATACAATGAATAACGACGACATAAAAGCATACTATGACGGCAGCAATATCACACTGGCAGAGTTATCGGCAATGACTGGTAAAACTGTAAAGCAACTAAAGACAATTTTGATGGGAGCGTAGACAATGTCAGAATATAACGACGGTACAGGTAATTGGCATTCTGAGACTATGGCTCTATACGCCAAAAAAGACAGTCAAAGTCTAATTTATATATTAAGAGACTGCCACGACGCTATACATGCTCTACCAGACAATCCAAAATGCGCGCAATATATGGATGAAATGCACTATGCTGGTATGGAGTTAAAAAAGCGCGGGTATGAGGTTATCATTGAAGAAAAATGCCTAGCAGAAACCAAACTACTGCAAACTGTATACTTTGCCAATAGTGACAATAAAAAGACACTAGAAAAGCATTGGCAACGCCTACGCGCAGATTATCCAGCTATTGAGAGGGCGGCCCAATGAGAGTATTAATTGCATGCGAGTATAGTGGCAGAGTTAGGGAAGCATTCAGAGATTTAGGCCATGACGCTTGGTCTTGTGACCTGTTACCTTCCGACAATCTCACCGACTATCACTACACTGGTGACTGCTGGCCAGTAATAGCTGAAGGCTGGGATTTGATCATAATGCATCCGCCATGCACTGCGCTGGCAGTCTCAGGCAATCGCTGGTATGGCTCAGGCATGCCTAAACACCAAGAGCGCATCGACTCAATTGAATGGACTCTTGCTCTATTTGAGCATGCAAAGAATCACGCGCCAAAGGTAGCATTTGAGAATCCCGTTGGAGTTCTACCTATAAAGCCTACCCAATACATACAGCCGTATCAATTTGGCCATGCTGAAAGCAAAAAGACTGGTCTGTGGCTTCATAATCTGCCGCCATTGGTTCCTACCGATGATGTGGAGCAATTATGGCGCACATTACCAAAGAAAGAGGCGCAGCGGATACACTTTTTACCGCCCAGCGCAGACCGCTGGAAAATAAGAAGCGAGACATACAAGGGCATAGCTGAGGCGATGGCTTCCCAATGGTCTAAATAATTCCCCGTAGTAGTCCAACCTTTGCCCAGTGTAAGCTGGGCTTTTTTATGCGCGCAGATAATATAAGCCTGTTTAAGGCCCTGTAATGCCACCCAGTACCCTAGCACCTAAAACACGTTAAAACGGCTTAGACGGCTTTATATGGCCCTGTAGGACTATAGCTAGTAGTTGCTAGTAGTTGCTGCGCCATAGGCTCTATATTGCTGGTGCTATAGACGCAAGAGCCCCTATGAGTACCGAGGCAACCCGTTTCCCGTAATAGAGAGACTACAGAGAGAGAGAGAGAGAGAGAGAGAGGCAGAGCCCTATGGATACCATTCTTGAGAGAGAGCTATAACGTGACCAGAACCTGGTATTGGGTCACACTGTAGGGCTGTAGAGTATTGAACTATTGAGGGAGAGAGCATCTAATACCCTGCACTTTAACCAATAGAGAGAGAGAAGATGTCAGAAGATTACAGAGAGGCTATGTCAATAGCTGGGCTACAGGGCCAAGAGTTTCACGACTGGACGCAAACCTTTAAAGCAGACTACAAAGAGAGAGTTCTTGTAGACTATGACGGATGCAGAGAGTTTAATCTAGTCTATACCGATGGAGACGGTGGAGTAATGGTATTTAATAATTACTCAGAGATTTTTGATGATAAGGGAATCACTATGTCAGTAGTAGGAGGCTATTGCGATATAGCGTTTGAGCACATAAGAGAGATAATTGAGTATATGGAGGATGAGATGCAGAGAAGGATACAGGCTTTAGACGATGCAGAGAAGAGAGGAGCATTTGACTAATGGATTTTGCAGATATAGAGAATGATCAGCTTCGCACTGAGGCTATAGAGCGCTATGTTGTATGGATAGAGAGTTTACCCTATAGAGTAGGGAGAGCTGAGCAGGATAGCATCAGAGAGACTATAATTAATGACCTGGAGAACTGATATGAGAGTATTAAATTTATATGCAGGACTGGGAGGTAACCGTAAACTCTGGAAGGGCTGCGAAGTAGTAGCAGTAGAGAGCCACGAAAAGATTGCTGAGGTTTATCAAAGATTACACCCAGCAGATACTGTTATAGTTGGCGATGCCCATGAATACCTGAGACAGAATTTTAGAGACTTTGATTTTATATGGTCTAGTCCACCATGTCCTACCCATTCCAGAATGGCAAAAGCCACGCGCCATAAAAACAGAAGCTATCCTGATATGGGGCTATACCAAGAGATACTGTTTCTACAGCATTTTTACAAAGGTAACTGGGTGGTGGAGAATGTGAAGCCATTCTATGATTTTCTAGTGCCACCAACAGTGACAGTAGGTAGGCATTGTTTCTGGTCTAACTATGAGTTTGATGCTGTAGACGTTAAGAGGCCAGAGAATTTTATTAATTTAGCTAATCTAGCAGGTAAACAGGCTTTAATGGATTGGCTTGGCATACACTATGAGGAAAACATCTACTACAAAGGAAACCATTGCCCTGCACAGATACTACGCAACTGTGTACACCCTGAGCTGGGCTTGCAGATATTTAACCAACAGAGAGAGAACTAATATGCAACTATTCACTGGCCCTAATGACCTGTTACACGGTGACGAGCATTTAGAGGAACTAGAGGACTGGGAGCTGCGAGAGAGATTCTTTAATGCCCTGAGAGACCTAACAGAAGCAGCAGACACTGTAGAGAAACTGAAAAGCCCTAAATGGACTCCTTACCCTGAAGATATTGAAGCGCTAGAGGACACTTTAGAGGAGCTGAAGTACTCTTTAAAGTAGAACTACTAGCAGTTATTGCTATAGGAGGGCTGTTTTGTTACTATATAGTCCAGAGGGTAGCATAAATTTTAACAATTAACAAACAGGAATTTAAAATGTTTAGAGAATATATGTTAAAGGGTACAATGAACCCAGAAGTGCAGGCGGTGTTTAAAGCTGCCGCGGATATTAATAATGGTGTTTTCTCACTGAAGGAAGCAGCGCAGCACTACAAAGTACACCCAGCAGTGATTGTGCAGTTTATATCAGAGAGTGCAGAGTATGACATGGTATTCAGTAGAGGAGGCGATAATGATTCTAACTAGTAGAGACCAGTTGGTGTTACAAGGCAAACGTGTTAGAGTGGTAGGGAGTTACAACATACCAGAAGAGAGAACGAACTACTGTAAACATCCAGAGCAAACAGACTGGACTAAGCCCTGCCCAATATGTAAGCGCAGGATTCGTGTAATAGCAAAGAATATGGAGAGTAAAAAAGCATGGTTATCTTAGGACGCAGTTTAACAATAGAGTACAGACTGGGCGTAGGCTTTGATCTGGAGTTCCCAGACAGCAGGCCAGTGTGGGTGTTTAACAGCTTTACAGAGAGCATAGAGGTAATGCCTTTTCAGGGTGTTATCTTACATCTACCACTTTGCCTAATCAGCTTTGGCAGAGTTTATGAGGAGATTTTTGAATGACTGAAGCAACCCATCAACCCTGCCCAGACTGCGGCAGCAGTGATGCGCTACAGGTGAACAAGAACAGCACCTATTGCCATAGCTGCGCCACATATACAAAGACTGAGGGTGGTTATCAGCCTGTAGAGATACCGTATGATGATCAGCCTACACCAAAGCCCAGCTTTAGTGCTGTAGAGAATATGCTGACTACTGGTAAGTATCAGAGCATTGTATCCAGAGGACTCACCACCGCCACAGTGAAGCATTACGGCATCCTAGAGACTCCAGACAGAACTTATTTCAGCTATCACAACCCTGACAATGCTTTAGTGCCTATTGCGGCTAAAATACGTCTACCAGACAAGCAGCATAGCATTGTAGGAGACTGGAAAGGCGCTGGACTATTCGGTCAGCATTTGTTCTCTGCTGGCTCTGCCAAGTATGTCACCATCACTGAGGGAGAGTTTGACGCTGCTGCAAGCTACCAGATGCAAGGGAGCAAGTACCCAGTAGTGTCAGTCTGTAATGGCGCTAGTGGCGCTCTAAAGGACTGTAAGGCAGCCTACGAGTGGCTAGACAGCTTCGATGCCATTGTCATCTCTATGGACTCTGATGAACCTGGACAGAAGGCTGCGAGAGAGATTGCAGAGCTGTTTGGTGGTAAATCAGCCATCATGAAGAACCCACCAGAGTACAAGGATGCCTGCGACTATCTAGCCGCTAATGACACCAAAGCATACATTGCTGCCTTCTGGGGAGCAGAGAAGTTTGTACCTGATGGTATCATCAATGGCGCTAGTCTCTGGGATGAAGTGAACAGACCAGTAGAGAAGTCTGCTGTTATGTACCCGTGGGAGAGCCTGAACAAGCTAACTTATGGCATCAGAGAGGCAGAGCTAGTCACCATCACAGCAGGCTCTGGGCTAGGTAAGTCACAGTTTGTCAGAGAGATAGTGTGGCATATCCTGAAGCACTCTGAGGATAACATAGGCTTACTATTCCTAGAAGAGAACGCACGTAAGACTGCGCTGTCTCTGATGTCACTGGCGGTTAACAAGCCCTTGCACCTACCTGACGTAGAAAGCACTGAGGAGGAACGCTGGGAGGCTTTCGAGGCCACTATGGGTACTCAGAGGTTGTTTATGTTCGACCACTTTGGCTCCACCAGTATAGACAACATCATAGCCCGTTGCCGCTACATGGCTAAGGCGCTGGACACCAAGTACCTGTTCCTAGACCACGTTAGTATTGTTGTGTCTGCACAGAGCAATGGTGACGAGAGAAAGGCTCTGGACGAGATATGTACTAAGCTGCGTATGCTGGTTCAAGAGACTGGTATCACACTGTTCATGGTGAGCCACCTGAAGAGACCAGACGGTAAAGGCCACGAGGAAGGCGCTGCTAGTAGTCTGTCACAGCTCAGAGGCTCTGCATCCATTGCACAGCTCTCAGACATGGTGATAGGACTAGAGAGGAATGGTCAGGCTGAAGACCCAATAGAAAGGAATACTACCAATGTCAGAGTGCTGAAGAACCGCTTCTGTGGTACTACAGGGCCTGCTGGCGGGTTGTTGTTTGACCAGAAAACAGGTAGGATGGTAGAAGTTAAGGAAGAGGGTTTGTAATGAGATGCATAGCGTGTAACAAGAATTTATCGGACTTTGAGTCTACAAGGAAATCTGCTGAGAGTGGAGAGTTTTTAGATTTGTGCAATGATTGCTTCTTTTACACTGAGGATGACATTGCTACCATTGACAGAGATGATCTGAGAAGTGAATCTGACACAGTATTGGAGAGCCAAGAATATGAGCAAGATTGGAACTTGGGTAATGACAGTTCAGGAGAGTAAGGCTGAACTGAGAAGACTAAACCCTTTCGACAAACACAGTAATAAAGCAAACGCAGCGAGGCAGTATTATGTTGATTACGCTGGACATAGAAACAAACACCAGCCACGACACTATCTGGATAGTAGTAACTCAGGACGTTGAGACTGGTGAGATGCTAGAGCACTACTCTGCTGAGACTCTGGAGCCTCTGCTTCGTGACTCAGAAGGCGTTATTGGTCACAACATCATAGGCTTCGATGCGCCAGTGCTAGAGAAGCAGTGGTCACTACAGATACCTACAGAGAAGCTAAAGGATACGCTAGTGCTCAGCAGGCTCTGGAACCCGTCTCTGGAGGGTGGACATAGCCTAGACTCTTGGGGTAAACGC